AACCGGGAAACCACTGTGTAAGGCAACGATAGAAGAAATCGCGAAAGAGATCGCAAAGCGTGCCGGATGCCGGAACGTGGCTACGGTGCACGTATACCGGAAAACATTTGCAAGCCGGGAGTATCAACGAACGAAAGATATCCTGTACGTGTCTCACAGGCTTGGTCATGCAAACACAGCAGTCACGGAAAAATATTACATCTGTGACGACATTTTAGCAGATCGTAAGATGGCAAACGTTGCTTAGTTATGTAAAGGGGGAATGTTTAGTGGACGAAAAAGAAATATACGAGATCTGCCAGAGTGTAGATGCATTTATTGCGGACTATTTGGCAGAATCCATTGTTAAGGGGACAAGCTACGATCTTATGGAAGCACACCACGGCATTCTCCCAATCAGCAGAAATTGCTTTTACCGGAGGCGGCGGATTGTTCAGCGGATCATGAAACAGAGGATGGGAAGTATTGAGGAGGAAAAGAACGGACAGATGCGGATGGTGTGGTAAAATTGAAATGGATGTGGTTGAAAGATTATATGCTTGTGATTATAATGGAATTATAAGTAAAAATTGGGGAGATGGTGGGAATATGAAGGATGAATTTAAAAAGATAATAGATCAAGATATCGCAATTGGAAAAGAAATTATAGAGAAACATGATGTTCGTGCAGGAAAAGAAATTCATCGAAGATTAAAATCAAAGTACAATGCTATAATATCAGGTTTTGATGGTGGATTGCATGATTTATTCTATGATGATACTGGAGAAAAGTGTTTGGAGAACATCAAAACTATGATCGAGAAGTTGGAACTCTTTAAAGCTATGGAATATGTAAACATATATAGTCAGGATGCGTCTGGAATTACAATTAATAATAATAACACAAATTCTAATTCGGTAGAGATGAATATGTCTTTTGAGATGGCAAGAGAAACGGTTGAAAATATGACGGCATTACCGGATTCTGAGGTAGAGGAGATATTATTGAAGATACAAGAATTAGAAAATATAGTGAAGTCAGATGAAAGAAAAACTAAGAAATGGGAAAACGCAAAGTCGATTATTAAATGGATTGCAGATAAAGGAATTGACGTTGGAAAGGTGCTTCTCCCATTAGTACTACAAATTCAATGAGATTAAGAGAGAGGATAGTGCCTCTCTTTTTTCATGCCCTAAAATGGTACAAATCCTCTGAAATACTGTTTTATAATTATGGTATGAGGAAAGGACTAGGCCATGTATAGAGCACAGAGAAATTATGAAAACGTACAACGGATGTTATTTGATGGAGTTGGTAGATATGACATTCCGGAGATAGAACCTACACAATTTGATAATGCGGAGCTTATTGGATTCAATTATGCAAAGAGCGCCAAGAACTGTGAGAATAAAGCAGTACATTTCTTTCTGGATGATTACCAGTTCAATAGGGTGTGGACTGATCCAGACAGGTACATTCCTATGTTGCAGCGATTCAAATATGTGCTGACACCAGATTTTAGTCTGTATACAGATTTCCCAAAGCCATTGCAGATCTATAACCATTACCGCAAGCACTGGCTTGGCGCATACTGGCAGATGCATGGTATTAACGTTATTCCAACAATTTGTTGGAGCGATCGGGATTCGTTCGAGTGGTGCTTTGATGGAGAACCTACACAAAGTGTTGTTGCAGTTTCTTCCGTTGGAACACAGAACAGCAGGGAAAAGAAACAATGGTTTCTGGATGGCTATTTTGAAATGGTGGAGAGATTACAGCCTACGCAGATTATATTTTATGGCAGAGTTCCGGACGAATGCAAAGGAAACATCGTACATATAAAGCAGTTTAGTGAAAAATGGAATGAAGCGGAGGTGGCGCAGTGGTAATGAATTTACAGTTCTTTGGCGGTCGCGGTAGCTCTAGCGGATTTGACAAAGAAAACGGAAATGTTGTAATTCAGAAGAGACCGGAACCAAATGCTCAAGGATATTCATTTTACATGACCGGAAACAGAGATGTGATAACGAATTGGGATGATGAGGGGAATTATCACAAAAATGGATTAAAGAAAAAAGAGTCTATTCGGCAACGCTTTTCTACACAAGAAGAGGCGGTCAAGTATGCTAAGAAGAATGGATATAAATATCTAAATCTTTGAAAGGAATATAAATGGGTGGAAGAGGTACGAGCAGTGGAATAAGCACAAATTCCATTACGATTTCAAACGGGATAAAACGAGAAATGCTTAGCAAGGGATTGAACAGCAAATTTAAAGGCGTGCAAAGAGACGCAAAAGCTGGCACTGGCAGTTTTACTTACAAAGACGCAAGAGCGATTGGGAGTGTTGATGCCCTGAAAATGGATATTCTTAGAGTACATGAAAATAGTAACAATACCCTTGTTGAAGGAATAATCCGAGGAAAACACGTTTTTTACGCAAACAAAAATTCGGATAGTACGATTCAGAAAATAAAAAATAATATAGACAAGAAAAAGCAAAAACAAATCCGCGATTCGCAGGAAAGACCGGAAATCCGAACCACAAGCACTTACGACAGATGGAAGAAAAACCACGACAAAAATTTTGATGCATGGTTTAATGGAGGAAGAAAATAGATGGGCGGCAGAGGAGCCGGTAGTGGCATAAGCGATAGAGGTAATGAATATGGATCACAATTTCACTCAATCATGGATGTGAATGGAAAACCTTTGGTATCAGGAAATATAAAATTTATAGAATCAAATTCAAGAAATTCAGAAAGCCTTTTTGAAACCATGACAAAAGGGAGGGTCTATGCTGTAGTTGGTGGAAATGATTTATTGAAAATAGTTTATTTCGATAAAGAAAACAAACATGTAAAAGAAATAAACTTTGGACATAGGCATGCAGAACTAGATCCGCATGTGCATCATGGGTATTATCACAATGAAAGAGATGGAGAAAAGGGCGCAACAAAACTAAATGTTGAAGAGAAGAAGATGGTAGCAAGAGCTAAGAAAATATGGTATGATTATCTTGGTAGAAGATAGTTTAGGCTGGCAGAACAGGTTGATAGACAAGGCATCGGTTCGATTCCGGTTGACTACCAAGAGGATGTACCATAACGGTATGTCCTTTTTTAGTGCCATGAAAGGAGATGATCGGTTGGCAGCAAGGAAGAATCCATTGAGCGATAAAGCATATGAACTGTATAAAAGCGGTATGAAGTTGGTCGATATCGCTACTCAATTGAATTGTTCTGATGCTACTATCCGGACATGGAAGAATAGATATAAATGGGATGATAACGAGAGTGAAACGTTTCAGAAGAAAAATGAAACGAAACGCAACGTTTCAAAAGGCAAAGATACGACGGCGAGAAAGAAGTTGACACCAAAGCAGGAAGCATTTCAAGCCGAATTTATTGGAAATGGGGGCAATGCTACGCAGGCTGCAAAAAATGCTGGCTATGCAGAAAGCGGGGCGGGAGTACAAGGGCATAGATTGCTAATGAATGCTAACGTCTCAGAACGCATTGCCGAGCAGATGGAGCGTATCGAGAAAGAACAACATCGAGACATTATGAGCCTTGCAGAGATACAGGAGCGTAGAAGCCTGATCGCTAAAGGGAAAGTGACGGATGACAAAGGATATCCGGACTTTGCCAGTCAGCTTAAGGCTATGGACGGTTTGGAAAAGGCACTGACCATAGCGGAAAAGCAGAAGATTGAGCGCGAGGAAAAGGAAAAGCGCGAGAAAGCACCGCTTTGGACTGTACCAATCACAGACATTACCTCCGACTTCGTGGAAATCTACCGGACAGTGCATGAAGCATTTGCCGGCGAGATAGATGTGCATGAGATTGTATCTAAGGGCGGTCGTGGCTCTATCAAGTCCAACTTCTGGGGAGACCTGGCATACGAGACCATCCGACAAGATCCACAGGCACATATTGTATATACCAGACGATACAAGGTTGACTTGCGTGGATCTGTTTATAACCAGTTCATGAAGACTGTGATCCGATATAACGATATGGATAATTGGGATTTCAAACAGTCTCCTATGTGTGCGGTGTACAAGCCGACCGGACAGATGGTTATGTTTGTGGGAGCGGATAAGCCTATCAGTTTGAAGTCGTTCAACGTGCCGTTTGGATATGTAAAGCTGCTGATTCATGAAGAGTGTGACGAAATGGCAGGTGTGGAGCAGATGGATAATATCGAGGATACATTCCTCAGATCCGATACGCCCGCACTTGATATCAAGATATTCAATCCGCCGAAATCAAAGAACAACTTCATGAATCAGTATGTGGAAGAGTGCCGGAACAAACCACAGACAAGAGTATGCCACAGTTATTACTATAATGTGCCGGTGAAGTGGCTCGGTAAGCGATTCTTCGAACGTGCTGAGTGGTTCAAGGCACATAAGCCATTGTACTATCGGAACAACTACCTGGGCGAAGTGACCGGAACCGGCGGTGGTATCTTCGATAATGTGGAAGAACGCACTATCACGGACGCAGAGATCGAGAATATGCCATTCTTCTATTATGGTTTGGACTTTGGTTTCGAACATCCACAGACATTTGAGGTTGCTTACTATGACGAGGACGCGGATACATTGTATTGCGTGTCAGAGGTATTTGCCAAGCGGTGCAAGAACAGCACATTTGCCCGAAAGATTAAGAAGTACATCGAAGAGGAGATTATCTGTGACTCTGCCCGACCGGATGCAATTGCAGAAATGCAGGACTGGGGATTTAATGCAATCGGTGCAAAGAAGCGTTGGGGATCTGGCAAAGGCAGAGACTACTGTTGGGAGTGGTTGCAGCAGACCACAAAGATAGTGGTTGATCCGGAACGATGCCCGCACCTTGCGCATGAGCTGACAACATTGGAGCATGAGCAGTTGGCAGATGGCAGCTTTTCGGACGCTTACCCGAAGATTGGTGAGGACTGTACAATGGCACTGATCTACGGATTGAACCGTGTGATTATGGAGAGCCGGCGCAATAATGGACTGTATGATGACGAGATAGACGAAGATGAGGAGGAAGAGAATGAAGAATACGAAGATTAATGTACTTGGAGCGGAATATGCAATCATTGTTGAAGAATTTGCCGATAGTGATACAGATGGATATTGCGATTATACCAACAGAGAAATACATCTGAGATCTGATAATACAAATGGGGTTGGAGATTTTGATGAATTGCAGAGAAAACAACTTCGACATGAAATAATTCATGCTTTTCTTGCAGAGAGTGGATTACAGTCAAATTTTCAACATTGTGATCGGTTTGGCCATGATGAGACTATGGTTGATTGGTTCGCAATTCAGTATCACAAGATAAGCACAGTGTATAAGCAACTTGGAATATAGGTGGTGACATATGAACATATTCACACGAGTAAAGGAGTTTCTTATGAATTTATTCAAAACCAATGCAGAAAAAGAATTTAATGTTGATATCATCTCCTCGGATCTGATGGAGATTGCGCAGGCAGAGTGGCAGAATGTCATCAAGGGCAGACCGTATTGGATGAGTAAGAATGTGCGCACGATCAACTTTGCAAAGTTTTTGTGCTATTACACCAGCAAAAAGACCTGTCTCGATCTCAACGTGACGATCAGCGGCAGTGACAGAGCGGATTATATCAATCAGTGTATCGGCGCAATGATCCAGAAGTCTATCAGGGACAAGGTAGAGGATGCGTGCGGTGCTGGTGGTATTATCTTAAAGCCTAATGGCACATACAATCCGGCCGGAGCAATCGACTATGTAATGCCAGGCAGTTTTGCAGTAACGGAAAAGAACAGCAATGGGGATATTCTGGGCGTTATCTTTATTGACCGACAGATCAAGGGTGATGATTACTATACCAGATTGGAGTATCAGCATTTCACCTCTTCGATTGGCGAGGACGGGGAGAACACAGGACGTACATATACGATTGAAAATAAGGCTTTTAAGTCCAGAGGTAGTGACAGCCTGGGGCGCAGCATTGCGCTGACTGATGTACCAGAGTGGAAAGACATTCCGGAATCAATCACAATTTCCAATGTAGAAAAGCCACTGTTCGGGTATTTCAAGATGCCGTATAACAATACGATTGATTATGCATCACCGGAGGGAGTGGCAGTATTTGCGAACTGCATCGAGGAATTGCGCAATTTGGATGTTGCATGGAGCCGAAAAGATGATGAGGTGGACGATTCACAGCATATCACATTTATCGATGAAAATGCGCTGATGAAACGTGACAAGAATACCGGTGATAAGGAGAGAGTAGAACTTCCGAGATTTGTAAAGGGATTGAAGCATGGAGTGGATGCAGCCAACACCGTAGATGAACATGTGCCTACTATGCTGACAGAACAGAGAGTTGCAGATATCAATTCCATTCTTTCCATGATCTCGACCAAGTCAGGATTTTCACAGGGGCAGTTTGTTCTTGACCGGAAAACTGGCATTGCTACAGCTACCGAGATTGAGAGTGACGATAGTGAGACTGTAGAGACAATCACAGATATCCGGAATGCACTTAAAACAGCTATTAAAGATCTGGTGTATGCGCTGGATAAATATTGTGATGTATTTTTCAATATGCCGAGCGGGTATGTGAATGCATTGGATGATGATGTGGCGGACGAAGATGTGTTTTATTTCAAAGATCTGCTTGCATCATTCGAACAGGACCGCACCCGAGCCTACCAGCTGATGATGAATGGTGTATACAGCAAGCGCAAGTATCTCAAGGAGTACGAGGGATTTAATGACAAGGAAATAGACGAGATGTTTGCAGAGACACAGAAGGAGAATGCAACAGAGCAGCAAAGCAGTTTATTTGGAGAGGAGTAAGCCATGCAGTATAACAGGACTGTAGGATGTGTGGATATCCATATTGATACCAAGCGTATTGATGAGAACTTGAAAAGAGCGCAGGATTTATTGGATGGTCGAGTGCTGAATGATATGAAAGAATATATTCCAATGGATCAGCAGAAAGCATTGAGAAATGCAACTCATATTGTTCAACCTGGGTTGATTGAGTCAGATACACCATATGCTCATTATCAATATACGGGGGAATTGTATTTGACAGAAGATGGACGTTCGTGGGCGCGTGCGAAAGAACATAAATATCCTACGGGTATGCCTCTGCATTATCACGCTCCCGGAACATCGGATCATTGGTTTGAACGTGCAAAAGAGACTCATAAGAAAGAATGGATTGATATTGTGAAGAGAGAGGTAGGCAAAGGATAAGTGCTAGAGCCGGAGTATTTCTATGGAAAATCTGATAAATTGATAGAGATGTATCAAGACCTTGAAGATTGGATTTTGCAGGATATAGCAAATCGATTATTGAAGAGCGGCGATTTATCTGGTACAGCTGATCGAGAACTGTGGAAACTTGAACAAATGGGATTGCATCGCCAAGAGATTATTAAAAGACTGGCGCAGTTGACCGGAAAGAGCAGAAATGAGATAAGGCGGTTACTGCGGGATAGTGCCATGACGTCGTTTTCCAATGATAGCGAAGTGCTTGAAAAGGTGGCGCATGTTGTTCCGCTCCTGCAAAATAATGATGTGATACAAGCTTTGAATGCGGAATTGACAAAGACTATGGGAGAGTTGGGGAATCTTACAAGGACTACCATGATGCAATCACAGAGAGACCTATTGAATATGCTGAATGAAGTTGATTTCCGTGTAGCATCTGGGCTACAGTCCTATAGCAGTGCAGTTTGTGAGGTACTTGACAGATATGCCGAGAGCGGCGTTATGGTGAACTATCCAACCGGATCGCGGCGGTCACTGGAAGCTGCTGTAAGATGCTGTATTGTGACATCCATGAATCAAACTGCAGCGGAAGTTACCAATCAATATATTATCCAGCATGGCGTAGAGTATGTGGTGGTTTCCCAACATTTAGGAGCGAGATATGATCCCAAAAATCCTATGGGTGTATCATCACATGATTGGTGGCAGGGAAAAGCATATAAGATACATGGCAGTGAGCCGGGATTCCCTAATTTGTTAGAGAGTACGGGGTATGATATTGATTTTGATGTTAAAAGAGGTGTATGTGTCGATATGCTTGGCTTGCATGGATATAATTGCAGGCATTCCCACGGTCCGTGGTATAAGGAACTCGGAGAGTCACTTCCCGAGGTCAATCGAGAGGAAAGCCAAAGGCGATACGATCTGGAGCAGAAGCAGAGAACACTAGAGCGTGCGATCAGAAAGACCAAGCGCCAGCTTCTTGTAAAGGAGCAGGAATTAAACGCTTTCCCGGATGACGAGAATATCCGCTGGGATTATGACAAGCTGGCATACAGACTCCGGATGCAGAATAGGAAGTATGGAGAATTCTGCGCAGAGAATGACTTGCAACGGCAGAGCGACCGCGTAAAGGTTGCCGGATTTAAAAAGTCGCAGGCCGCCAAGGCAAACGGCAGAGCCACGGCATACGCAAACACACTTTAAATTGGTACAAATATCTGGAGGAAATGTAGTAATATAATATTGCAAATGTTTTCTGACCATTTGTGAACCTCCTTTTTATTCATAATCGTGGGAAGTGCCTTGAAATATAGGCACTTTTCCCATATCTAAAATTGGTACAAATCTTTTAAAATCCCATGTTACAATAATATAGTAGAGAAACGGAGGCGGAGCATGGATAAAATACAGGCACTGATTACAGAAAAAACAGAACAGATGGCAAAAGCTATCAAGAGTGGCGCATCTGTGGAAATCCACGCTTCCAAAGACGGAATTAAGGTGTATGAAATAAGAAAGAAGGTACTCAAATGACAAAAAACAAGAAGTTCATTGCTATTGCTGTATCGTTATCTCTTGCCGCAAGTATGCTGTTTGTGGGATGTAGCGAAGCTGATAAGGCAAATTACAATATTTCCAAGCAGGCGGATTATTTCGAGTCCGAGAGAAAACTTACTGTTTACAATGCCAGAACTGATACAATCATTCTTGAAACAGAAGGTTATATGTCTATATCCAATAATGATAATGGAGAGTTGGTATGTACCGTAAAGACCGGGAAAAACACATACAAGAAGAACTATGTGTATTTGAATGAAAATACAATGTATGTTGTGGAAGATATTACTGGAACACATACGGATCCATACCACTACAAAATGTATTTCCATACCGAACAGCCTGTCAGTGTGGAAACAAAACCATAATCTTATATATGGCGCATAGAAATGGCTATGCGTAACGACCAAGCGGGGTCAGTTCCTTAGAGAGATCTAGGGTGCTGGCCCCGTGTTTTTTTATTTCCGGCATTTGTTTGGTAAACCGCAGCTAATCAATCGGGAGCACTGCCGGGGGTTCGATTCCCTCAATGCCGGCTGCCAGCTATGGATCAAATAGCAACTCATTCGTGCCGGGCTGACCGGATTAACAACTTTTAAGAAAGAGAGGAACTTGTAAATGAATATTATCGACAAACTGAAATCTCTTGGTGTTGAGATTACACCAGAAATTGAAAAAGCGTTTCCGGGGGAATTCGTATCGGATCTGGAAGTGCAGAAGAAAAATGAAAAGATTACAACCTTGGAAAATGAGAAGAAAGATCTTGAAGCCAAACAGGAGAATCTTGAAAAGGAACTGCAGACCCTTAAAGATGCCGCCCCGGATGCTGATGCACTCAATCGGAAGATTGCTGACCTGACTGCAACACTTGAGAACGAGCGTAAGGAGCGCAAGGAGAAAGATGAGATTGCAAGACTTGACAGTCTTGTGACGGATTTCTTTGCGGACAAGCACTTTGTCAACGCCATTACGGCGGATGCAATCAAGAAACAGCTTGTTGAGACGCTTAATTCTGATGAGGCGCGTGGCAAGAGCGTTTCTGATCTGTTTGATGCTATCGTCAAGGACGAGAAGGGCAATTATAAGCCGGATATCATTATTGATGATAAGACATTCAAGGCGCAGCAGAACCGTAGCCAGATTGTCGGAAACAACATTGGCCAGCCGGACGGAGCAAAACTGTCTATGGCTGAACTTATGAAACTGAAAAATCAGAACCCGGATATGGACATTACACCATATCTGAGACGAGGAAAGGAGAAAAAATAAATGGCATTATTTGACTTAGTAAATTTTAATGGCGAAGTATTCGATGCTGCTGTGCGTGAGACACCGAACCTTCGTCTGAATGAACTGCTTCATTGTGGCGCGATCGTAGAGCGTGGCGAGTATGCTTCGATGCTTCCGGATCAGAAGGGCGGCAACTTTATCACGACACTGATTAAGGCGCGCTTATCCGGAAAGACCGTGAATTACGACGGCAAAACAGACATCGATACTGAGGAACGTGGAAATTATTCTATGGGACGTATCGTTGTCGGACGCGCACAGGGATGGACTGAAAAGGATTTTGTATCGGATATCTCTGGGGATGACTATTCTGCCGCAGCTGGAGAGGTTGCAGAGTTTTGGGACGATGTAGACCAGGATACACTTCTCAGCACACTCAAAGGCGTGTTCTCTATGAACAGCGGAGAAGGTAAGAACTTCGTAACGAAGCATACTTACGATATCTCTGCAAATGAGGATGGTACTTTTGGTGCCACAACGCTCAACACCGGTATGCAGATGGCACTTGGAGATAAGAAAGCGAACTTTGCACTTGCTGTTATGCATTCTCGCACAGCCACCATTCTGGAGAATCTTAATCTCTTAGAGTACATGAAGTACACAGATGGCAACGGAATCGAAAGAAATCTTCCTCTGGCGACCTTAAATGGCAGAATCGTGCTTGTAGACGATACCATGCCGACAAGACAGGTTGATGCCAAGTATGAGAAGTCTGCGGACACTACAGTACAGGAAGGAACGACCTACTACACTGTATCCGGCAAGGAGTATAAGGTTGTTGCTTCTCCGACCGGCAATCCGTCAGAGTCAAGCTACTACGAGAAAGTGTCTGATGCATACACAGAGTATACAACTTATGTTCTTGGAAACGGGGCAATCGAGTATACAAACTGTGGCGTAAAGGTTTCGTCCGAAATGGACCGTAATCCTTCAAAGAACGGTGGCGAGACGACTCTGTATTCAAGACAGAGAAAGGTCTTTGCTCCTTATGGTATCTCTTGGAAGAATACAAGTATTGTATCTCCGACTGCCGAGGAACTTGAGACCGGAACCAATTGGGAGATTGCTCATAACAATTCTTCTGATGCAAATGCTACCTATCCAATCAAGGCAATCAATATTATGCGAATCATTACCAGAGGGTAGTAGAAAGAGGGGATTCCAAGATGAAATACACCACGTATGACTTCTACAAAGAAAAATACTATGGGGATTCTATCGAGGAATCCCTTTTCCCCAAGTGGGAAGATCGAGCATCAATGAAGCTGGATCAGCTGACTTATGGAAATATCAATGATGATACCCGAACAGAGTTTGACGAGCGCATCCAGAAAGCCACCTGTGCACTAGCAGATCTGCTCTATAAGATTGACTTCAAAACCAATCATGCGAATGATCCACAGGAGGGCAATGTAAAGTCCATGTCTTCGGGCGGTCAGTCGATCAGTTTCGGGACAAATGAAACGCTTGTTGACAAGGTGCTGAATGACAAGGTGGCTCAAAACCGGTTGTGTTACGACACGGTGTGTGAATACCTGTCCGACACCGGATTGCTTTATGCGGGGGTGGAGTGATGTTTTTAAAGAGATTATTTTGCAAGCACAAAATGATGCCGTATGCGTACATGGACGTTCGCACCCACGGCAACCATTACGTCCGGAAACATATCTGGAAATGTACGAAATGTGGGAAGGAGAGTTGCCACTGATGGGGCTTGGATTGTTTTACAACGACAAAGTTACGCTGTTTAACTACTTTTGTGATCCGGACACCGAGGAAGAGAAGTGCTATCTGACCTTATTGGAGAATGTGAACCTTGTGGAAACCAAGGGCGCGAATGTAACAAAAAGCGGCATGGATAGCGCGGATGCGGTAAAGCTTTTTGTTGACCTGGGGAAGATACCTAAGCCATACATGGAGCCAAAAGCGTGGGATGCTCTTCCGGACGATGAAAAGCCAAACTATATCACGTTCCACCCGACAGATGATTTTTTCATCAAGGGCGATCATATGGACTTGGAGATTCCTGATTCCGGCATTTACGAATGGGCGCACGACAATCTGGATTCTGTATACAAGGTGACAACAGTTGATAAATATGAGGATGTGATGCCGCATTTTGAGGTTGGAGGTGTGTGATTGGAAGAGGTAGAGAAACTTACCATAAAAGACGCAGAGAGCGCGCAAAACGCAGTGCTGGATTTGATTTTGAAGTATCCGGATTTTCCGAAGAACTTTAAAGCCAGCAACAGAAATGTGAAGTGGAACGGCATTAATGCGGATACTTCCATCGGGATTTTCCCATTATCTGGTGCGCGGTACATAAAAAAATATGTGAGCGGCAGCTATACAGCGCAGATGCCGTTCCAGATCGTATACCGCAGTTCCCCGACAAGCAACAAAACATCCATTGATGCGCAAATGGTTTTGGAGAATTTGAGCAAATGGCTGGAAGATACCGGGATTGAATTTGCCGATCCACACATGACATTACAGGAAATCGCACGCACATCTGTAGTCTTGCCAATTATGCAGGATGAAAAACAGATGGGATACGGCGTAAATATGCAACTTATATATTTTTACAAAAAATAACAGGAGGAAATATACATGGCATTAGATCGTACCAACATGGTGTCCTTATTGGATATCGGAACACTTACAGGCTCCACAGAGAAAATTGTGGAGATGGGTGATGGATTCACAGAGATCACAGAAGACCTGGGACCCAACACAGAATCTAAACAGTATGTAAACATGAAAAATGCATCTAATACGGTAAAGGGATATGCGCTCTCCATGACGCCATCCCGTGAATATCTGTCTGATGAGATGCAGAAATGTATTGACACGCTTTTTAAAACTCTGCCTACTGGCGAGAAGTGCAATACAAACTATTATCGTTTCTTCAAGACGGATATTACAGGCGGAACAGGTGATTGTATGCGGTTCCCTGTGACGGTGTGCCCGTCCAGTACCGGTGGCGCCGGAGGGGATGCACATACAACTTCGATCCAGATCAACGGAAATGGAGATCCGGAGCTTGGAACAATCACTATCGGTACGGATGGCTCTTTCACTTGGAAGAAAAAGGATGCTGATTAAAAAAATAGGTGTTAATTAAAATTAACATATTCGGGGCACGTACCTCTCTTTCGCGCCCCGGATTAAGAGAGGATGGTAATTTATGTCGGATATTAAAAATATTTCTTTTGATAATGGAATTAAGAAAATCGAAGTGAATGACGTGGACGGGAACCATATCACAACACTTTTAATCAATACGGCGGATGCTGCCACAGTAAAGAGATTTGTGGAGCTGGCCAATAATCTGGAAGATGTAGTCAATTCCGGCGAGGATAAGATTGCAGTCTACAAAGAAAAGTACAAGGAATACGAACATAAAGAGTTTGATGATCTTCCGGACGATGTGAAAACGAATATTATCGTGGATGCTTCGGACATGCACATTGGTATTCTGGAGGGAATGATCCGGGAAATTGATGCACTGTTTGGAAAAGATACCATTAAAAATGTTTTCCATGAGTGCTATGAACTGAATGAGAATTTCGTGCCGGATGAAGATGCTCTGGTAGATTTCGTGAACACTGTAATGCCGGTGATGAACGAATTGTTTAAGACGAGAACAGAAGCAATCCACAGGAAGTATTCTCCGAACCGCAAAGCACGGAGAAACAGACACAACAAGAGCAAAAACCAGTTAATTCAGGAATATAAGGACGCAAAGAAGAATGAATAATGTTTTTCTCGATGATCTTCCGGAAGAGTGGCACGGGTACAAAGTGAATACAGATTTTACGATTGGCATCCAGATGTTGCAGGCGAAATATGATCGCGCTCTGACGGATTATGAGAAAAGCGATATGTTCGTGTGGCTCATGTTTGCAGATGCGGATGAGAACGGGGAAGAGTATCTTCGGGATCATCCACAGGGACAGGATCTTGGCGAATGTGTAGAGTGGTTCCTTTCCGGATGGTTCCATGATAACCCGGACCCGGACGGGGACAAGACACGCGTGGTTGACTACGATGTTGACCAATGGCGCATCTATGCTGATTTCCGGCAGATCTACGGAGTTGATCTTGCTACCACGGATATGCACTGGTGGATGTTCTGCGGTCTGCTTTGGAATATGCCGTATAAGCTATCCAGCTTTTTACAGGTGGTATCGAAGCGACAAGAGAAGCCGGACAACAATACATCGGCAGAATATCGCAAGGCATTACGCAAGGCGCAGAAGATCTATGCATTGGATCAGCCGGAAGAGAAGAGAGAGTACACGGCAGAAGAAAAAGCCAAAATTGACGATTATGATCGCATGATGGCAGAAATTCGCGGCAGAAAGTAGGTGAGCGGATGGCAGATTATGATGGCAGCATAAGAATAAACACACAAATTGATACGAAAAACGCATCTAGCCAGATGCTACGTTTGGAAAACCAAATTTCCAAGGCTGCCAAGAAAGCGGCAGATCTTACCGAAAAGATGCGGCAGATGGAAAACCAGAAGATTCCCACAGAGGAATATAAGAATATTACAGATGCGTTATATAGATCCACTGCTGAATTTGATAAACTATTACAGCGGCAGCAGGAAATGATTGCACGCGGAAAAACATCTGGTGCAGCATGGGATTCGCTTGATCGTAAAATTGAAGAGGTTGGAGCCGATATTCGAGCCGCTGAAAAATACCAGTCAAAAATGGCAAAAGAAGGTACGGCATATCTGGATAAGGGCGCAATCCGCGCAACTGATGCCTATAAGAAGATGGAAAACCAGTTGCACGAGACGAATGACCAGATGAAAACACTTGCGCGCAGACAAGAAGAATTGGCTGCGAAAGAGAATAAGGTTTCCGGCAGTGCCAAGAGCGCAGGAAAGAACACTGGAAACTGGCTTGACAATTTTTCGGGAAAAACCAGAAAAGCAAGCGGTTTGGTAAGTACCTTCGCGTCCAGAATTAAAGGAGTTGCGCTTTCCTTGTTTGTATTTAACTGGATAACCCAAGGATGGAATGCCATGATTTCTGCCGTAAAAGACGGTACCCAGAACATGGCAAGGTATTCCAGCGATGTGAATGCAAAAATGTCGGCTCTTGTGAGCGCGGTAGCAACTCTTAAAAATGCATTCGGGGCGTTAGCCGCTCCGATTATCAGTGCAGTCGGACCGGCACTCACATACCTTATAAATATGCTTACAGCTGCAATCAATAAGGTAAACCAGTTTATATCAGCATTGACAGGAAAAAAGACTTGGACGAAAGCCACTACCCAAACGAAGAATTATGCAGCTGGACTTGATGCAGCCGCCTCGAAAGCAGATAAGGCTACGAAGGCGGCGAAAAAATTAAAAGGACAGCTACAATCGTTTAATGAGCTGAATGTAATAGATTCCAATAAAGATTCCGGCTCTGGTGGCTCCGGTGGTTCTGGTGGCTCCGGTGGCGGCGGTGGAGTAGGCGATCTGTATGAAGAGGTGCCAATTGACCAGAACATTGCAGATCTGGCAAATGAAATCAGAAAAGCAATTGAATCTGGCGATTGGGAAGGCCTTGGATCACTGATTCAAACAAAACTTTGTGATGCAGTTGATAATATTAAATGGAAAAAAATTTATACAAGGGCAGATCATTTCGGAATCAACTTTGCAAAATTTCTAAACGGATTATTTAAAACAGATAAAAAAGGAAGAAGTGTTTTCACCGCCACGGCAAAAGTTATAGCATCATCTCTCAATACGGCACTTCATTTTCTGAATTCTTTTGGGGAAACTTTTGACTGGAAGGAATTTGGAAAATCGTTTGCGAAGGGGATAAGAACATTTTTCACGACATGGGATGCTAGACTAACAGGAAAAACATTTTCTACATTTGTAAAAGGATTACTCGAAGCGATTACTTCTGCAATAAGAACAACATCGGAAGATAAGACGTGGAAAGATATAGGACAGGATATCGCTGATTTTATCTGTGGGGTTGATTGGAGCGGAATTACATTTGATTTTGTTGATTTTTGGGACGCGTTGAAAGATGCGTTGATACAGTGGCCGCAAGATTTGGTGTCTGGTTTTGCCGAAAGCCTTGCAAAATCTATTTTCGGAGAAGATGCAGGAAAAAAGATAAAGGAATTTGTAGATGGGTTTTATGATACTCCTGTCGCAAAAGCGTTAAGTAAATTTAACATACAAATGTTGATTGATTCTGTTCCAGCTTTCAAGGCGATAGATGATTTAATTACAAAAATCAAATCAGCAAAAAGTATTACAGATCTATTTAATTCTATTAAAAATGGTAACAAAGATACCGGAAAGAAAAAGCAAAAAGCAACAACACTAGATGTTATTGCAATGTTTACCGGGTGGAAAAAAGGAAAGAAATTTAAAAACAATATCGGCGATATGGTAGCAAGTTTTGCCAAATGGATTCTTGCAAATAAGTTTGGTAAAACAATTGCAGATATGGTTGCGAAATTTGGAAAATGGGTGCTGGCACATGATTTTGGAAAGACCATAAAAGATATGATTGCCAAATTTGTAAAGTGGGAACTAGATTCAAAATTCGGTAAGATTATATCTGGAATGATAGCCAAGTTTTTAAAATGGGTATTGGATTCGAAATTTGGGAAAACGATTCCAAATATGATTGCAAAATTAGCCAAGTGGATACTTGGGGATGGATTTGGAAAAACAATAAGCGGATTTATAGCAACATTATTTGGATGGAAAAAGGGAGATAAGTTCAAAAAGACAATTCCGGGATTCACGGCACAGTTAATTAAATTTTCTGATTTGATAAGGGGAAGAAAGACTTTAAGTGGATTTACAGCAAATATTGTGTCTTTTACAAATAAAATTGCAAATAAAGCTCTTGATTTTGTCGCAAATATTACTGGAGCGAAGCAAAAGAAAACGGCCAAGAAAGCTGGCGGTGGAATCTATACCGGTGGTATGTGGCATAACATAGCACATTATGCAGTCGGAACCGAGAACGCACCCGCCGGACAGCTTTTTATCGCGCGTGAAGCAGGACCGGAGCTTGTCGGAACAATTGCAGGACATACGTCCGTTATGAACAATGACCAGATTGTGGCATCTGTATCGGATGGAGTTGCGCGTGCGGTACGATCCGTAATGGCAACCGGAAACCAGAATGTAAATGTTCTGTTTAAAGTGGAAGGAGATCCGAATGGAATTTTCCGTGTGACACAGCAGAAAGCAAACGAATATTTCCATGCGACCGGCAACCCTGCATTTGAATTTTAGGAGGTGGATTGAATGGGATACGGCGGTTATTTAATTAAAGTCGGAAATTACACAGTTCCATTTGACTGTATACTGGCCAGCACATTTCAGTCCCCTCTCCTGGGGCAGGATAAGGATTCTTATAATGACGATAATGGAAAATTGCATAGAACGGCATTAAAGAACCAGGTACTTAAGGCAGAGTGGCAGACTCCGGCCATGAACGAAAAGAAGTTTAATGCATTTATGAGTAACATAAATAAACAATATGTGGAGCAACGGCGCGAAAAGAAATGTCTTGTGACGGCATGGTGTCCGGAAATTATGAAGTATGTGACTATGCATTGCTATGTTCCGGATATTACTCCGATAGTAGCATATGCAGATGAAAAAACGATTGAATATGACGGCTGGCGAATTGCTTTTATCGGATATGGCGGTGAGATTTTATGATAGGTGGCAAAAACAAGGAGCTTTATTATGAAAGCTCGATTGATAAGCAACTTAATATAGAAGTAATCGGAACGAAACATGTGATTGACAACTCTATGAGAGAGCAGGACACATTCACATTGACCGAAACTCTGAATGACGGCACGGAACTGAAATTCGGTTCTTGCCTGCCGAACCAGATTTCTTTTACAGGACGTGAGGTACCAATTGCCACAAAAGGCATGAAGCTACGTGTGACGGAAACTCTGGAAGGGAATGAGAATGATCCGTTTGTGTATGGCACATATACGGTACAGTCTGATACCCCGACCGCTGATCGTACCAAGCGGCAGATCGTTGCCTATGATGCCATGTATGACATAATCAATTGTGACGCGAAAAGCTGGTATGATGGATTGACATTTCCAATGACCCTTAAACAGTTTCGTGACAGTTTTTTTGCACACCTCGGCATCGAACAGAAAGAGACAAGCCTTGTCAACGATTCCATGACGGTAAACAAAACGCTGGTAACTACACAGTCCGATGATTCCAGCGTGACTGCAGAAGCTACGATAAGTGGCAAGACAATCATCGAAGCGATTTGTGAGATCAACGGAGCATTTGGAAACATTGGGAGAGATGGGAAATTTGAGTATGTGATTTTAAAGGCGATTACATCTGCACTGTATCCGGCAGAAGATCTGTACCCACGGGAAGATCTCTTTCCATCGGATGCAAACACCGAAAGTATGACTGGGCATTATATCACATTTGACTATGAAGCGTTCCAAAGCCAAGCAATAACACAGTTGGAGATCCGGGCAGATGATTCTACTGCCGGGGCTATTGTGGGAGCATCTGGAAACAATTATGTTATTTCCGGCAACTTCCTTATAAGCGACAAGACTGGGGCTGAAATGAAGCAGATCGCGAATAATCTGTTGTCAGTAATTGCACAGGCAGAATACACACCGATTAAAAGTTGTACATGCGTTGGTAATCCGTGCCTAGAGTTGGGAGATCCGATTCGTTTCAACACTTCCAGGGAGATTGTAGAAACATACATCTTACAGCGCACCCTTACAGGAGTGCAAAGCAAACGAGATTCCATTGTTTCAGCAGGAACAGAAACCCACGCCATGAAAAATCCAACTACACGGGAGACGGTGGAAGCATTAAAAAGACGTACCCATATTTTGGAGGAAAATGCAGACCATCTTCAATCCACGTATGAGGATTTAGAGGACCAGACAAATACCAAGTTTGAGCAGACCGCAAAAAGCATTTCTGCAGAAGTCAATCGTGCACAAAAAGCGGAAGGGCAATTAGACGCATCATTGGAATTGAAGTTAGGCAGAGATGAGAACGACCAAGTTATTTCGATGATTAATGCCAGTGCTGACCAAATTGTGCTACGAGGAAACAGATTGATTGTAGAATGTAACAACTTTGAACTGGACGGTAGCGGACGAGTACATATAATAGAATCTCTGCTTTTCGACAGTGGCGAGGCATCCGGGATAGAGATATTAGGGCATGACGGAAGAAATAATGCGCTATTGCAGAATGTTATGTTGGACTTGTCATCTGTTACTGACGCAAACGGGGAAAACTTGGCGACAGAAAGTTATGTTGACAATTCGCTGAGCGACTACGCAACCAAAAGCGAATTGCCAAGTGGGTATTTTACAGACGTAGACTATACACTTAATGATAGCTCTACAACCAAGTATTCGCCTAGACACTTTAATAAAATGTCTGATTTTGGTTCAAGGGAAAGTACCTTGGATATCGAGGGTCTTTTGATTTCTATTCCTAGTTCCGATAGAAGGTTAAAAGACAATATACAATCCTTAAGGGATATTAAAAGTGTATATATGGCAATGTGCCCGGTTGAATATACATGGAAACCCGGATACATCACGCAACACACAGGCTTACAGTTTGGTTTAATTGCGCAGGATTTAGAGAAGATTTTGCAGGATGCCGGATTGTCCGATAGCGGACTTGTACTAAAAGAAAATGCCGAAGAGGATGAAAAAGCAATTCATGGAGATTCAAAGACATGGAAAATTGACAAGGAAAATCTTCATGCAATGCACATACAGATGATCCAGATGCAGCAGAAAGAAATCGAACTTTTGCAACAGAAAAACGAAGATCTGGAACGCAGACTATCCGTGTTAGAAAGGAGTGTGAGCCATGCAGAAAATATATAGTCGTATCAACTGGGAGAATTTTCCAAGTGAAAAAACAGCGGTAAATGAATCCAATCTTAATAAGATGGACTTGGCGATTGACAATCTGGATGATCGTGTGGTTGCTATGGATGCGGCGAAGGTTGATTTGACAAAGGCAAATGAGCTTGTGAAAGAAATTCTGTGGGATGAATCAAACGGAACATTGACCATAGTAAAGATGAACGGTTCACAGGCTATGATTGATACCAAGCTGGAAAAACTGGCGGTAAACTTTACTTATGATCCGCAGACACAACAGCTGATTATTGCACTTGATGATGGCACCACGCAGAATGTTGATTTGTCTGCGCTGATTACAGAATATGAGTTTTTGGACTCCGACACTATCGCTTTTGAACTTGCATCTAACGGAAAAGTCAAGGCGATAGTGAAAGAGGGCAGCATTGAAGAAAAGCATCTGCGTCCGGATTACCTTGCTGACATTAAAGTGGAATCTGCCAAGGCTGTAGCATCTGCCAAAAGCGCAGGGGTGTCCGAAACCAACGCGGCAAAATCTGCCACAGACGCAAAGGACAGCGCAGACCGGGTACAGGGAATCGAAGACGAGATTAACAAGAAACTCACAATGACAGAATTTGATTTGAATGAAGATGGAGAGTTGATTTACACGGACAATGCGGCATATAACTTTACCGTTGATAATAACGGAAATTTGAATTGGGAGGTGGATTAATATGGCAGTGGCAGGTAGAGTAGCAATCGTGCCTAAAGGCGATTGGAGCGCAGATGTTACATATAAGAGATTGGATGCAGTGACTTATAACAATGCGCTTTATTTCGCAAAAAAGGATGTTCCGGCAGGAACGGTAACAAGCAATACGGAATATTGGTCTAAGTCTATTGCGGGCGGAACTAGTGCGATTGCAACAACAGAGGATGCCGGAGTTGTAAAGCCGGACGGAAAAAGCATGAGCGTAGATGAAAGTGGAACGCTTAGTATTAACTTGGATGGCACCACAATTACATTGGACGAAGCGAAAAACGTCATAAAGTTGGCAGATGCATTAAAGGATAAAATCGGAAGTGCGCTGCAACCGGAAAGTATCGTAAACAACCAGATTACGACAGAGGAAGGATTTGCACTTGATGCGCGGCAGGCTAACCCGAATATAGACGGTTCGCTGGCCAAGCAGGTGGCTGAATTAAACGGCAGTTTAAGCAGCGTTACTAGGATCTATGGAGAACTTATAGCAGGAGCAAACCTAGAAATGAGAGCTGGCTCTATATATAATGCAATTTAT